GATTCATAAGGGATTTTTATTTGTACACTTTCGAACGGTTTTGAAAAACGAGTTTTCATTACTTTACAAGCCGCTCTAATTCCACGTACATCAGTTATTTTATTTCCATCTGCATCTTCTTTGAGTTTAAGTTTCCTCATAGCAACAACAATAGATGAAGCATATACAAATCCTTGACCCCCACTAATTTTATCGTCTGGGTCAAACATATCCTGTGAAGCATAAGTATGATTTGTTGCTACTATGCCTACAGGATTTCCGGCAATTAGATTAACTGCATTTCTAACCAATGCAGTAAGTGCTTTGGGTTTGCGACCCATATCACCTTTCATATCGCCTTTTTCAAATTGATCAACATCTGTTGGTGTAAGTAACATACCTAATGAGTCAACAACAAACAAAACTTTTTGTCGTTCCTCATAGGGCATATCAGAATATTGATCTTTATATCCTTTCATAAATTCACTTACAAATTTAGCAACTTCGTCAATCATTGAAACGCCAAATCGCATAAGTTTATCTTCTGAAGTATCGACACCTAATGCTTGTAACCAATCTGAATCAAGTGCATTTTCTGAATCAAGTACAATTGGTAATATACCTTTTTGTTGTGCTTGCTTTACTAAATTACCTGAACAGATAAAACTTTTACCTGATCCGCTTTCTCCAGCAAAACATGTAACTCTACCTAGTGGAATGCCTCTATCAAACTGTCCACTAATCAAATAGTTAAGGGCATAATTGCCTGTATCAATCCAGTCAATCGTGTCTGTAAACCCGACTGACATGCCAGGTACTGCTTTAGTTATCGATGTTCTAAATTTACTAATATCAAATGGTCTACTCATATTTCTCCATAATTAGAAAATTAGGGGATCTTTCGACCCCCCTAAAATTGTACTTATTATTGAGCCTGTTCCGTTTTACGATTACGGATCATAGCAAGAATTTCTTTTGCATCTGGCTTTTTGCCGTCTGCGGAAGGATCTGCTGTAACCGTCGCTGTAACCGTTTCGGAAGGAGTGGAGTCATCTCCAAATGGCTTTTCATCAGTAACCGCTGATGCCGATGCTTCAGTTGTTTCAGAAGCAGTTGGTTTCGGAGTCGGAGTCACTGGAGATGCTCCAGTATTTCCATTACCATTTGATTTAAGACCATATGGTTTGTAATAATCGGCCCAACGTTCTGGATCATAAAGTTGTCCATCAACACTGGCTTCAAACATTTCAATTATGACCTTCAGTTCTGTTTCTGAAGGTTTCTTTGGCATGTAATCATTAAGTGTAAACAACCCATTGGTTTCGATAGCGGCTCGTTCAGTCTCATTAAGAGATCGCTCTTTACGTGCCCAATTAGAAGTTGAATAATCTGCATACTGACCTTGTTGAGTTTTGACTAATTTAAAGTCTGTTCCTTTTTCATAATCGGTAGGAACTTCCTCAAACTCAGGATCCATTAATGCGGCTGTAATGATTTTGTGAATACCCGGATTTATTACAAATCTGCGGATAGGATTTTCGGGGACTTGATCTTCAGTCATCGGACTGTCTACGACAAATCCTTGATAAATGTAAGATCGTTTCTTCCAATATTTGCGAGCTTCATCTTCTAAACTTGGATCCTTAAACCAAGGTCGAATTTCAGCATGAATTGGACATGTTTCTCCCCACATTTCGATACAAGGAACCTGGACGGTAATATTCTTATGCTCGTCCTGAGCCTTAATACCTGGAAATGCCAAACGAACCATTTGACGCTCTTTCCAAAAGAACGTGTTCTCTTCGTCTGCATCTGGAAGAAACCGCATCAACGAAGATTGTCCAGTTTGAATATTCCAAAATGGATAAATTGCGTTGTCGGAAGTTGATTGTGAGGTTGATTGTTGTTGTTCGAGCAGTTTAGCTCGAATGTCTGCGAGTGTAGCCATATTAGTTCTCCTATATTAGCCTATGTTAGTTATTATTAGTTTATGATTGCCTCGATCATATGCAGTAAAATTTAACTACATACGAACTATTATACAACATCTTAGGGCATGTTGTCAACCTTTAAATTCATTATTATTTATCTTATACTTTAATTTACGGCTGGAAATTGCCAAATGAAGTTTTTTGACTTTTAAAGTCATCTGGGTCGTCCATGTCGCTTCCTAAACCTTCAATTTCGTTTTGGCCGTCTTTATGCATATACGCATCCCGTTCGGATTCTCCGCCTTCTTCTCCACCTTGCTTAACGTAACCTTCTAATTCATTTTGTACCCACTCGTGGGCTCGACCTTCATCTCCGGTCATTACGTTGTAATCCATTTCACCTGTATGCATATAATGTCCAAGTAATGCTTTATAAAATGTATCATGCTTTGGCTCATCAAGATTCTCTCCGCCATCAATTACATCTTCAAGTTCATTAGGAAACTTCTTTAAAATAGTATCTAGTTCTTTATCAGCAAGTGGATATCCATCTTCATGCTCAAGAACTATGTTTTTGTACTTTTTAAGAATATCAACTGATTTGTCCCAAGTATTTTCAAATCCTTGTTCTGGTTTTTCTACTTTTATTTCTTTAGTCATTCAATATTCCTTATATTTGAAAAAAGTCTACGTTGGCAAGTTTTTCGATATTACTTGTATAATTTGTCGATGCCGTTTCCATCATGTTTTCACCCTTTGGTGCTGGCTTCATTTTTTCAATAACGCCTTTCCAAATTTTGATAAAACGAGATTTTTGATCATCATTAAGTGATTCAAAGTTTTCACTTAAATTTAGCATTGATGTTCTAAAATCATCATCACCCGTTATGTTTGAACTGTAAACAATAAACTGGGTTGTTGGATCAAAGTTTTCATTAATTTCTGCATCTTTGTTCCATTTAATATTATCTATATTGTAGTTCTCAGTATACACTAGATCTTCTTCAATGTCAAGACCTTCTAAAATATCTTCACTCAATTGAGAAATAATTTCCCATGGGCCTTCAACATGTTCTTCTAAACCAAATACTGAATATAAATTATCCAATTGGTCTTCTGTAACCATTTTAAGTTCTGGTTGTTCCCAATTTTCAAAGTAACTGTTATATGACCTGCTTGACTTGATTTGTGTTAATTGTTTTTTATTATTTTCTACTTGTTCTCGTACACGATCTAAAATTACACTTGCATGTTCATTTAAACCTTCCTTTTGCATGGCTCGGGCAAAAGTTCTTAAAGTTTTAATATCTTCTGCAAGGGAAATAATATGTCGACCTTGAGCATCATATGGGGAACCTTCATTACCAATATGGCGTGCCATTGCTCTTGCGGCAGTCATATTTTTAACTGGCATGTAAAATCGTTCGCCTCTTGTATTTTCAATCATAATATCTTGAATATTTCTTGATCTGCTACCTACTTTTTCTTCATCAATTTCTTTAGTATGTGTAATCTGAATTTTTGCAGGTTGTAACACATGTGTACTTTTCTTTGCAGACCCATATGGTTTTACCATACTTTCTCGCATCTGAGCCATTTCGTTTTCCCTTTTTTTAATTTTAGGTATACGAGCAAAATCTTTTTCTCGTATTTCTTTTCCGTATTTACGTACAATGATGTCATAAAATGGTGCTGTTCTACTACGTTCTCGTAAAAAGTTTATTAAACTTTCGTAGTTTATTTGACCTTCTTTTGGATCTAATACATCTGCTTTTGCACCAAAATAAACTCTAACTGTTGATGGTGAAGTTGTTGAATCAAGAAAAATTTGATAATCGTTTTTCTTATCAATGAATCGATTTGCTTTTAAAGCATCAATTTCACTTGAACCCTCTTCATTATACATTGTAACTTTGGAGCCAATGCCAGTAACATATTTTAATATTTCATCGCTCAACATTGCTAATTTATTGTCTGTTTGTATTGGCATTAAAAATACTCCAAAATATTTCTAGTATTTATGTTAATATTGCGATTGGCATAGGCTTGATTGACTCACCTTCATCTAATGCGTCAATCATGTCAGAATAGATATCTTCTTCATAAACACCAACTTGTTCTAATAATCTAATAGCAAGTAATGTTGCTAACACAAGGTCATCAGTTTCTCCACTTTTTGCTTCGTAACTTCCGCCTTTAGCAATAAAATTTTTAACTTCTCTGACTAAGTTTTTGCTATACATGATAATTTTATTGTTTTCAACAAACAATTTAAATTTACTACAAACTTGTAATTTTGATTTATGTGTTGTTGTAAACCCTTTACGTTTCTTTCCTGCCTCATGGACAAATACTCCTTGAAACATATCTTCACCCATTTCATTTATTAACTGGATTACTGCTTCACCTAACGTATTATTTTCTACACTCCAGTAGATATTATTTGGCTCAACGCCGTGTTCTATCAAATTATCTAACATAGTTTTCATGACTAATAATTGTTCTTTGACATTTGACTTGTTATGTTGCCATTCTGCTACTTGTTCAAGTCTAGGTGCTGAATACAATACAATCGCAGCATTATCACCACCAGTACCCATTGCTGGATCTAACGCCATAAAATACTTTTTTTCTTTATCAATATGCTTAAAGAATCGTATTTGCCCTTGCCTAGATAAAGGTTCAATACCACCCAAGTCTAATAATTTTATAGGCTTAATTAGTGTTTCATCCCAAACAATAAACTCACAATTATGTTCACGCCTAAATCGTTCTTCACCTATTTTTGCTTCTTCTTTTTTTGCCCAGTCTTTATTTCTCTCTGGATGTTCCTCCCATTTAACAAGATATGATTTAAATCCATTTATTCCAATTTCAGTTTCATTACCAAATTCATCTGTGCAATTTGTTGCTTCTTTCCAAATACGTGCAAACTGATCGTCATCTTGGTTAGGTGTACTTGTAATAATACAACTTCCGCCTGTGCTTAATGTAGGAGAAATACTAGTCCAAAATTCTTGTGCTATACGTGGCGGGACAAAAGCAAACTCGTCTAAGTAAACCAAACTTAAACTCATACCTCTACCTGTGTTGTCTGTTGTTGCTTGAGCAATTATACGTGACCCATTATCAAATTCTATACTACCTTTATTATATGCAATACATCCTGCTCGTAAAAAATCTGGACAAGTTTCATACGCAAATCGCAATTTAGTCATTATTTCTTGAGCATTAGCATACTTGTTAGAAGCAACAAGTATTGTACTATCAGGTCTAAACATTGCATACCATAACAAATATGCCGCGGCAGTAGTTGACTTACCAGTTTGCCGTGCCATCATTGTTATACTATATTTGTTATTATGGTATGTTTCAATCAGAGTTCGTTGAAAATCAAATAAGTTAAATTGAAGTCTGCCTTTTAACGGATGTTGGATATTGGTATAACTGTTAATGAAATATATAGGATCTGCAATGCATTTTCCTAATTCATCAACTTGACCTTGTGTATACCGTTCCGTTTGATGGGGCTTTTTTACTAATCCAGTATCTACGGTTGACATAAAGATTATTTATTATGCTACGCCTGACTGTGCGGCTGGTGCCAATGGGGCTGGCGGAGCCACTGTATTTGGTGGACCGGTTTGTGTCATTTTTGCAGGATCAGGTATTTGCTTTGCGGCAGCGGCTGTTGCTTTAGCCTTTGCATCTAAATTGCCAGCAAGTGTTTGCATTGCTTGTATTTCTGGATCTTTAGCAATGTCCATACCAAGTCCTGGGGCTATACTTTGCATAGTTTTAATATGTCCAGCAAGTTCTTTTGAGGCTATGGATAATTCACCAACTGCTTTTTGAGCGGCTACCTGTTGTTGTTTTGCTTGTTGAGCAACTTTTGGATCAGGTGGTGCTGGTGCTGGTGCGGGGGCGTTTCCCGCCTGTACCGCTCGTCGTGCTTGTTGAATACCTGGTTCTGCTTCTTCTATATCATCTTTTTTTTTAGATAAGTCTCTACCAGTA